ACAACAACCAAACTACTATGCTATAATAAGTGCTGAGGTTAGATATGATAATAATCTAACTGCAAATGCTAAATTATTATATGCTGAAATAACTGCACTACTTAACATTAATGGTGAGTGCTTTGCTACAAATAAATACTTTTCTAAACTTTATGGTAAGAGTACTGTTACTATTTCTAAATGGGTAAGTGAATTAGTTGCAAATGGCTATATATCAACCCATTACATCTATAAAGGAAATACTAAAGAAATTGAAAGGAGGTATATAAGAAAACTTAAAGGGGGTATTAAAGAAAACTTTAAGGGGGGTATTAAAGAAAACTTTAAGGATAGTATTAGTTTATCTAAAGATAAACATATTAATAATAAAGGGGCTTCTTTTAAAAAACCAACTGTTAATGATATTAAAGAATATTGTTTATGGAGGAATAATGGTATTGATGCAGAAACTTTTTTTGATTTCTATGAAAGTAAAAATTGGTTGATAGGTAAAAACAAAATGAAAGATTGGAAGGCTTGTGTAAGGACTTGGGAGAAAAGACAAAATAAAACTAATAACAATAACACTACATCACACAGACATAAAAAAGGAGGAGATTATGGTGATGGTAAATTTTAAACTATGAGAACAATAGAAGATACATTTAAAAATGCAGACTTCCTGCAGCCAAAGGTTTACAACAGATATAAACTAGGAACAAGAGAAGAAATAAAAGAAATGTTCATTAAGTCTTTTGAGTATTACGACAGAACAGTTGACAAGTATGAGCATTTACCTGCTTATGATGAGATTATTGACTGGATGGTAGATACAAAAGGTAGAGGTTTGATGTTGATGGGAGAATGTGGATTAGGTAAATCAACTATCTTGAACTTTGTTATTCCTGCTATATTCAGGACTAAAACAAATAAGATATTAAGAAGCGTTCCTGCAAAAGAATTAGGTGCAGTTGATAGAAACAAAGCACCATTCATTATCATTGATGACTTAGGAACTGAGAGTATTAAAAATGATTATGGTACTAAGATAGATGCAGTTGCTGATGCGATTTCTTATGCTGAGGATAGTTCTAAAACATTACTAATCACTACAAATTTAACACCTCAAGCACTAAAAGAAAGATATGATGAAAGGACTTTAGATAGGCTAAGGAAGTGTAAGGTGGTGATTATCAAGGGAAAAAGTTTTAGAAACTAATTTGTATAAAATTGAATTATTTTTATATATTTGCATTGTGAAAACATTTATGATAATATGGGGAGTGGTTGTAATTGCTTGTGTGCTAGAAGCCTATTTCTACTCTACCTTAATAGAATATGAGTATAGTGGGGATAAATAATAATAATAACAATAGGGAAACTCTGAAACCCTTAAGCGTTAATATTCCTTTTTTTTCTAACCCCACTATGCTTATTAAATAAACAATATGAAGAAACGAAAATTAAATAGTAAAAACCCTAAGTACAAAAAGAATAATGAAGAAGAATTAGTTGTACTTAAAAAAGTTCCATTTACAGGTAAGGCAAAAGGTTATGGAGTTTGGTATAAAAATGAAAAATAATATGGATAATAGAACTTACAAATCAATTAAAAGCGTATTGAAGCATCATATTAAGACTGGAGTTAGGTCTTTATGGACTTGGAAGAATGATAACTTCACAATGATATACGAAAACTATGCAGGTGATGATAGGATATATACAAGTAATCAACTTTTAAAAATATTAAATGATGAATAGTGTAACTATTGGTGCTTTAATGATTGTTGGTGTTGTGATTTTATATATATTTGCTTTATGCTATGTTGAAGGTAAGATAGCAAGACAAGAGAATGAGAAGTTAGAAAACAATATAGATAAATTAGATGACAAAGCATAATAAATATTATAACGATAAAGGTAGGAATGGATGGACACCTAATACCACTTGGCAAGATGAGGTGGTAGAGGATAAAGACAATAAATGGAGTGGAGGTAAAATTAACCCTAAGATGCTATTAACAAAAGAAGAACTTATGTTAGATTACAGTAAAGAAAAAACCCCAAACTATTACATTGGTAAAGTTTATGGATATGAGGCTAGGAAAATAATTGAGGACTTTGGTTTATCTTATAATGTCGGTACTGCCACTTCATATCTCCTGAGAGCAAAGCGTAAACACGAAACAAGTGTTGAGTGCATACAGGCTATTAACCACTTAGAGTTTGAGTTAGATAAAATCAAAAATGAAAAAACCAATCTTTAGAGTATTTGTATCTTACGAGATAAAGAGTAAAAAAGTTGTAACTAGGAAAGTAATTACAGGAATACTAGATACATTTGTTCTTACATCTAACATCAAAGAAATAGAGAATGACCAAGAGTTAATAGATAGAATTTGTTACATAAATAAAAAGAACCTAAATAAAGTAGATGTTATAATTACAAGTATTGATATTGAAAATCAATATGGTGAAACTACTGACAGGTTTGAAGATGAATATTAGATTATGCCAAAGATTAGAAAGATAAGAATAGAAGATAGAAAAGATAGTAGAGGTGGTGGTTACTCCAGAAGAAAGTTTACTGTTGCTGAAGCAGATGCTATCAGAGAAGAATACAATACTGCTACAGAGAAGATAACTATCTCATCTCTTGCTAGGAAGTATAGTGTATCTCAACCTTTAATGTACCAACTAATAAAGGGTAAGACCTATACTGATGGGGGAACAGGGGGTGTAGGGGGTAGGCATAGGGGGTATAAGGGGGTATAGGGGGTATGGCTATGAAGAAAGAAGCATTAGTCCAATCATCATTCTGTACCTATATACAATACACTTATCCTGATGTAAGATACTGTGCCTCACTAGGTGGCATAAGAACATCTATGAAACAAGCAATACTAGCCAAAAAGACTGGCTATGTTAAAGGCTTTCCTGATATGCAAATCTGTAAAGTCAATAGTGAGTATGCAGGACTATTCCTAGAGATTAAAGCAGATAAGACTTGCTACCCATCCAAAGAACAAAAGCAATGGGTTGCTGACCTCAATGAAGCAGGTTACTATGCTAAGGTAGTTAAAGGACTTGAAGAATGTATGGATGTCCTTGATTGGTATATGAAAATAAAATAATTTTCTAAAAAAACTTTTCTTGAAACTGTTTCTGTTTTGAAACTGCTCGGTGAAACTGCTGTTGAAACTGCTGTGAAACTGCCCTGAAACTGCCCTGAAACTGCTAGGGCTGCTCTATGTGCGTGTATACGTGTGTATGTGCGTTCTATATACTGCAACTCATTAAGTATCAGTTATTTAGAATGATTATAAATTAGCATATTAATTAAATATTTTTAACATTTTGTTTTGTAATGTGTAAAAGTGTTGTATCTTTGCCTTGTCAATAATTAAAAGACAATAAAACAAAATTAATTAAATAAACAAAAACAATGCAAGAAAAAGAAAACAAAGATTTCATTTTTAGATTAAGGATTTCAGAACTACAAAAAGAAATACAAGAATTAAAAGAAGAAAACAAAAATTTGAATTGGATAGTAAAAAAACAATTTGACTGGCACATGGATAGAATAAAAAAAGAAACACAAAACGAAAATAAAAAAAATACTAACTAATAAAAAACTAAAACAATGAATAACTACAAAATTGTAAATTTAACAAGTGGTAAAAATTACTTTTTGAATGAAGAAGAAAAAGAAAATTTTTTTACTAAAAATAAAAAGCAAAATTATAGTATTACAAATTTAACAGAATTAAAAAGAATTAAAAGAAATAAAATTTTAGATATAATACAACTTACAACTTTATTTTTTGCAATTCTTATTACTGTTGTATTAATTATTGAAAATAACTACTAACCCCTTAAAACCCTTTAAAAATGGATACACACGTAAACAAAGACCCACTCAACCCAATCAACCAACAACCAGAACAAAGATTTTGTGAAGTTTGCAATATAGAAGAGAATAAAACATACTTTGTTGATGATAGCAATATATGTGAGGAGTGTTTTTACTCTTGCTGCGGTGATGAATTGAACCAGGATGTAAGAATATGCAAAAGTTGCGGAGAACACAATTAAAAACTATTAATTTTAAAACTATAAAAAATGAATTTACTTACACAGAATGCAAAGATGAAAAAAACATCTAAAGAGAACAGCGCAAAAATATTTAATTTTTCAATACCAGCATACAAAACTAGATCAGGAAAAATAACATGTCCTTTTGCAGACTCATGCGTAAAGTATTGCTATGCACAAAAAGGTAACTACACAAGATTTCCAAAGATCCAGGAATTAATGGAGCAAAAATACAAGATCAGCAAAACAAATAATTTTATTACTTTAATGAATGAAGAGATAAGAAAGAAGAAAGCAACCCATGTAAGAATACATGACAGCGGCGATTTTTATAGTATTGCATATCTTAAAAAGTGGGTTGATATAGCAACACAAAATAATGATGTTATATTTTACGCATATACAAAAAGTATTAAATTCTTTATTGATGGTTTAAAACTTCCTAAAAATATGAAAGTAATATTTTCTGAAGGCTCAAAAACTGATAATTTAATAAATGTAAATAAGCACCGTCATGCACGAATTTTTAAAAGTAAAGAACTATTAAAAGCGGCTGGATATATAAACGCAAGTGATAACGATTTGAAAGCCATTACAAGTAATAAGAAAGTAGGTTTAGTGTATCACTAGACTAAAACAATTATAAACTATTAAAACTAATAAAATGGCAAGAAATGAATTACCAATGTCTAACTGGAGTGACCTCCAATTAAGTCTACTTTTAATCATTGCACTACTAACATCAGGATGTTGAGCAATAAAAACATTTAACAAATGAAAACAATAAAATTTAAAAATATTAACAAATGGACTTTTAACGATAGTTTACAGCAGATATTAATTGAAATAGAAATATTTAAGTATAAAGAATGTACAAAAAAACAATTAATCCAAAGAATAGAAGACCAATTAAATAACTTAAAAACATTAAACAAATGAAAACAACAACAACAAACACATTACAACCATCAGAAAAATTATTTTTAGAATGGATAAACGACTTTATTACTATTAAAAAGTTTGCAGAATATCACGCAACAACAGAAAAAAAGATGTTTA